TCAAAACCTCTGCTTCTTTCGTTGAAACCTTCTCCTACTGGCACATTAAATACTTGTGTTCCGTGCTCCCAGTCAACTATAGCACAACCAACAAGCATTCCTTCTTTGGCTTCGAATACCAATGGAAAATCTTCGAAGTCTGTAAATTGTGTTAGAATATTAAAACCCTTGGACCAAGAATCTTGATCAAGGTCTATTTCTAAAAGCGGGGTAAATACGTTAGATACTTCCTCAAAGCTTGAAGATCTTCTTGTTTTAAAGTATGCTTGTGTTGCGTAGCTAGTTCCTAATTGAAGAACATTACCAACTACATCGTTAAATGTTCCGCCATTAGGAAGAATAAAATGCTGCTCTCTAACTGTTTCAACAGGGTTATTATGTCCGTCAAGATTGCCGTTAAATTCTCCTAGATATTTATCAAAATTTTCATTAAGATTTTCTGGCCTTACGCTCTGAAGGTCGTTGGTAGGTATCTGTGTAAATGCTTTAGCCATCCTATCTCCTAGTAAGGCTGCCCGGAATTTCCGCGGGCTTTTTGGTTTAGTGGTAATTGATCGTTAGAATCGTAGTTTATATTAAAGCTTAATAAATGCATTGGATATGTAGACTTAAGCCTAAATCTAAAGTTATCGACAAGCGAAGTTACTACATCCCATCTTACCCTAATTATACGATAATCTTTTATCGCAGATTTTCCTATTGTAAATGGAACCTTGGTTACGGATGGCGTAGCAGGACCAAATACTGCATCTTCAAAAAGTGTAAATAGGGTTTCGCTTTTCGCAGGCTTCTGTGTAGGAGCAACATTCCAAGCCGAATCATAATCTTGGCCCCAATCTAGGTCAATAGAATTATCACCGAAGCTTAAAATCTCAACATCCAAGCTAAATACTCGATGCTTGATACTGTTGTCTCCAAAATCTATCCAGCCACTTTCCCAGATATTTTGTGGTAAAGCTATTTTAGTTGCAGTGTATGTCCATACTTGAGATGCAAAAGAAGCAACTAAAGTATTTCCCCAGTAGTTAGCACCAGACCAAACGTGAAGACCGACGAGCGTTCCTCTTGCTCCATTTGTTAATGGGTTACTTACTCCTCCGAGTAAAGTCCTCCATCTTGGTCTTGTTCCTAAAAGAATATTTCCATCTGGATCTGTAGCCATTGCTGTAAATGCAAATCTGTTAGTTTTTGATTTTACTTCTGCGTGTCTTAGGGACCAAGTAGCGTCAAGCGTATGAAGCACAGCACCTCTTGTCGGTATTTTAGATCCTTTTTCTGGATAGTGACACCAATATTCTTTTTCTTTAGTTGAGTATGTTGATGTTGCTCTGCAGATTGACGCTGTAGATATTCTTGCTACTTCGTTAGCTATAACGCTGCTAATCTTTGTCACACTGATTGTAGAGCCACCGTCCAGACCGCCTGAGATGGCATAGAAGCCGTCGTTGGTAAGGAAGACAACACCAATCTCAGGCACAAGCTGGATGCTGTCAGAAGCCCTTGTACCTATATTGGGAGAAACGGTGCTTATCGAGAAGCTTCCACCGTTAGTTCTGATTACTTCAATTGAAGATTCTCTAAAAACTAACAAGTTATTGTAATAAGAATAAAGCTTTGTGATAGCGCCGCCGGTTCCGTTGCCCAACTCAAATGTATTAAAAACAGGAAATTGCTCAGGAAAACTTGCTTCAGAATAAATTATTTTAACTGGATGTGTAACACCTCCACCTAACCAAATTCTATTATTCCAGGTTGCGCCGAAGTGATACAAGCTATCAATAGTTGATGATGCGCTAAGTTCCGCTTGATTTGTTAAAGCGTTATCAGAAACAATATCAATAAATTCTTCAGAGCTGTTATCATTAATCTGTTTAACAAAGTAGTAAATGCCTTCTTGAGCAGAACTTTGGTTGCCTAGTCTTTGATTTTTTGTTCTGTAAATTCTTCTAGCAACACAACCTTTTGGTCCGATTGGAATATCATTGACAAAGATACCAAATCTTCTTTCGGCATTAGCATCTGCTGGAATAGTCCAAGTTACGAATGCTGGAGCAGACATAGGGCTTTCTGATCCGCTATCCATAATAAATGTCATTCTATAGCTGTAAACGCTTGTATCTCCTTGACTTCTATCACCTAAACCAGCAGGCACGGTTTGAAAGTTAGGGAAAGCAGTACCGGTTGTTAGCTCGCCAGCCGTAGGAAGCTCAAGATAATTTGGCTGTATAGGAAGCAATTCAATTGGTGGTGTTGGAAGTAAGAACGAATAATCTCTTATAATGTTGTCGCCATAAAACCATATTGGTTTATCAACGCCGTTGATTATTAGGAGCCTATTTCCGAATGGAATAAACTGTGTACCTACTTCGTTTGCTCTGGGTATGTGTCTGTTTGAATCTAACAAAACAACATTTCTTCTCCAGTCGGTAGAGACAGAGCTGCCTTTATTGCCCCAAATGTAATAAAGATAACCGCCCTGTTCAGCAATTATATAAACTTGATTTGTGTTTTGCTTTGTCCAGACAAAAAGAGAATCAAACTTTTCGCCAAGAAGAGCCTGCTGCACGTTAGTTATAATTTCTCCAGACACAGTAAATGATGGGCTTTGATCCCACCAAGGCTCTATACCACGATCACAGAGCCATCCTTCTGTTGGATGTTTTCTAAAATTTATAATATCATTAGCTGTACCAAGAGGAGCTTTAAGAGCTTGGTTAATGCCACCAGCTTTATTAAATTTAACAGATATTGATTTGACAGCCATTTTTTATCCTTTTGTTCTCAATGAAGCGTAATCGTAACGAACGTAGTTATCGAATCCGCCAAGTGTAAATTGGCCTCTCACGATCATAGAGTCAATGTGACTGACGTATCTTTTTTCTAGACCTTTAATTTCTTTTTCAAATCTGGACCTATACAATTGCGACTGCGATATATTTCCAAGCTTATCGTAAAGTGTTTCCAATACTTTGTAGGAAATTAGCTGGTGGAATTCATTTGGCATTTCTGGAGAATCTGTTTGTAGTCCAAGTGCTTTTGGCTTGTAATAGTATCTTGCGACACCTTCGCGTAGATACTGTAGATTTACTCTTGATGTAGTTTCGGTTGCATCAGCTTCTAAGATTCTGCTATCCCAAGCGTCTACTCTTGGGTAGGGTCTTATCTGAAGATGCTGACCATCGTATTCGATGTAGCGTTTGTTACCAGCATCAATTTGGTTTAAATGTGTTATTGTTACTGTAGAAAGCAAATCGTCTACAACTACTGTATCCAAATATGTTGTGCTGTTTCTTGTAGCTCCACCTTTATTAAATGTTTTCCATACAGGAAGACCGAGGCGTTCACCGGTTGCTCTATCAAAGTTTGCATTCCAGAAAACTACTTTTCTATATCCTTCCCATTGTGTTGGCTCTTTGTCAAAGCTTTGGAAAGAATCCGCAGATATAGCTTGGTCATCCCAGGAAAGATATTTTATTGTCAAAGAATAAGCTGTCACTAATTGTGCTACAGGAAAAGAAATGGTTTCTGGTTTAGAAAGAGGGCCTATAAGACCATCCTTAACAAATGCCCAACATACTTCAAGCGAAGTACCTGGTACAAATCCTGATGTTCCGGCGATTGATGTTGCTTCTAGAGCTACTTTTTCGGCTCCAGGTATATTGTAAGCCTCTGACCAAATATATGTTTCTGCGTAAGTAGCAGCGTAATCCATTCTAAGACCTAGCTCTTCATCTCTTCTTGGCATTAATCCAATTATTTTTCCATATGGAGGGAATCTTCCGGTGCCGCTTGTAGAGTTAGGTACATCTCTGTGAGCAAGAGAAAGTAACTCTATACAATCTTCTGGTAGTGAATACCATCTATGTTTAATTCTCCAAGAAACATCGTCAACATTAGAATCACCAAGAAATTGTCGAGATAAAAGTATTTGACTTGTACTAACAACTTTAGAAATTGTGTATTCATAATTTTGTATTTCGATTGGCTGACCTTCCCATAGGTCTGGAA